AGCAGAAGCAGATTCTTTTAAAGCCGAAGCCCAAGCGAAGGCCACCCAAAAGGCAGCCCTGCTAGAACGGCTTGGAATTACTGAGGATGAGGCAAAACTACTTCTAGGCTAGGCACAATCCCTCAAGATTATGCTAAAGGTTAAGTGCTGTCTTTAAGTCATCAATAGATAAACCAACGCTTGCAAGTTTTTGTTCAATAGTTGGCTTAGGTGCAATAGTTGTGCCATTGTGAGCATCAACTACAACTTGCGCTTTAGTTTGATCTTTTTTAGCAATATCTAGCCATAAATCGTTATTGCCATCTACAACTGGCACTCCTGTGGTGGCAACGCCATTTGCTTGCAATTCTTCAATTAGTTCTGCGCCATTTAGATTATTTGGTTTTGTAAATTTAATCATCCTAATTTCACCACCCCAAAGGTTGTTCCTAGACTTGTTGTTGATTCAACATCAAAAGCCCCGCCAGTTGTTTGAAATCCAAACAATTCAATGTAATCTGCTGCTGCAAGATTTACTACTATACTAAAGATATTTGATACATAGGCTCCAGATGTCGGCCCTGTTCCACCATCTGCAAGTGCAGGCGTGCTACCATTTTTTCTTAAACTAAATTCACGTCTTCCTGTTGCATTGAGTCCCCAACCACAATTTCCAAAAACTAAGTAATAACCATCTTGACCGCTTGGTATTGTAATCCTTGTATTGTTTGAGGAATTATCGTGGAAAGCATTAGTATCATAAGTCTCTCCATTAAAACTAATTGCTGTTGCTGTAGAGTTAGAAATTGATTGGTTTGCACTTTTTGTTAAAAGCACTCCCACGAATGGTGCAGCGGCAGGAGCAGCCCACTTTAAGCCAGTGGTTTCCGCACTATCCGCTACAAGTGTGTACCCTGCTGTTGAAGCAACGGTAAGGATACCTGGGGTGTCATTAGCAGTACCAACGATAAGGTCACCCTTAGCGGCTATAATAGATGCAGCAACTTTACCATCTAACTGTGTCTGTAATGCAGAGGTAACTCCATCTAGGTAGCCTAACTCTGTTGCAGATACGGTAGAGGGTGCAGGGGCTGCACTCGCTATATCTCTTGCTTTAGTCATTTGTTATTTCCCTCCAAGATAGGTCATCCTCTGACCAGTAGTAAGATTTACCATCTGTTGGATAAGGTGTAGGTGCTTGCCATTGGCAAGTATCTTCATCTAATACCCAAGAGTTAAAAGGTTTAGGTGGGATAAAAGCATCCCGTGTAGCATCATAGGTATAACCAATACCTGCATAGTTTTTACGTATGTTGCCATTGTAAGAGGTTTGTTTCCAATTAGAGTAACCACCTGACCATTGAGTTAAGAACTCAATACCAGATGCTTCTTCATTAGATGCATCAAGTGCATTATTGTTTACAACATTAACTTCAAGGACTATGTTGTTCTCATCTAATTTAGCAAAGTGTGCCATTATATTGTTATACTCCCATTTCCAGTCCAGGTATAATATGTATATCCACCACTCTCTACACGAGTAGGTGAACCTGTTGTAGCACTTGCTGTGTAAGTTCCAGCAGTCCTAAAAATAACAATTCCACCTGCGCCAGAGCCAGCATTAGAAGAATCACCACCTCCGCCACCGCCTGAGCCTGTTGTAGCAGTTGCAGACGAGCCAGCACCAGCACCGCCTGAGCCACCGCCTCCGCCTGCTCCGCCACCACCAGCACCGCCTGAGCCACCTGACATTGAACCTGAACCATAATAACCACCTGCGCCGCCACCGCCTGCGTAATAACCACTAGCACCAGTTGATGTTGCAGATGCCCAAGATGAATAAGTATTTACTCCAGCACCGCCAGAAGGAGCAGGGTTAGCGTTAGCATTTCCGCCAACAGCACCTGCACCACCACCGCCTCCGCCAACATAATAATTAAATGTTATTCCCTCTGCACCTGAACCACCTGAATTGCCAAAACCAGTAGCACCACCAGTATTTCCTTGATTTGCAGCACCTATTGTTCCATCACGAGATGGACCACCCGATGAACCACCTGCTGATGAATTACGATATGGTGCTTCACCACCACCGCCTCCGCCTCCGTTGGAAATTATTGTGTCAAATACTGAGTTGTTTCCGTTTCCGCCTAATTTATTACTAGCACTAATACCACCACTACCACCTGAGCCGACTGTAACTGTGTATGTGTTTGTAAATGAAAGAACTTTACTTGAATGATATGAAAGTCCGCCAGCACCACCGCCGCCTCCTTTATCTGCACCACCACCACCGCCACCTGCGATTACTAATAACTCAGCAATTAATGGTAGGGCATTAAATCCACCACCAAACCAAGAGTTAATAGAGTTGGCTTGTGCAGCACCAGTTAATCTACTTCTTTGTCCATATCTTGACATTAAGCAATCCTGTTCACATAACCTGTAAGAGTAATTACGTTAGCAGTTGCAGCAAATGCTTTAACTACAAGTGAGTTTGTTAGTAAAAGTCCAGGAGATACAAGGACAAGTCCTGTACCTTCAGCACCAATATTAATCTCAATGTTGCCATCTGGAGCAGCAGCCTCACCCCACTCAAGGGTAAGTTTTACTGTTGCAGCAGATGAGTTATGTGCGTATAGCCAAATCTCATCAAGGGCTGTTGCGTGTGCTGTATGAATAGTTGTTCCTGCTGTAGCAGTTTGAACAACCTTGATGGCTTTACCATCTGTTGAACCACTAAGTTTTAGTTTTGTAAATGTTGCCATTGTATTTTCCTTATCCGAATATTTGTGCGGCTAGTATTGGTTGGTCATCGTCTGCTGGTGGTACTGTTAATGCTGCCCACTCAAGTCCTGTTGCAGTTCCTGAGTTAGCCTTTAAGTAATATCCATCTACCCCAACAGTTAATTTGCCTGGTGTATCTGCAGCAGTTCCTACAATCAAATCGCCTTTAGCATCAAAGACTGTATTAGAAATTGCTGTAGCCAAATCAAATGCGGTAAATGTAATTACCTCAAGTATATCAGATGCAGCCAATGCTGCTAAAGATGTAATGCTAGTTCCATTAGATGCTGTGTAATCTGTACCACGAACTAATAGAACACCATTTAGATATACCTGCTCTTTACCTGCTAGGTATGAAAGTGTTAGACCATTAGCATCTGCTCCAGACACTGAGGTCTCTCCGCCAGTTGCTACATACTTATAACGGAAGATTTCTGCAGTAGAGGAAATAGAACCCCAAGCAGAACCTGACCAAGCAAACATAGTATTAGATACTGAGTTCCAATATAGAGCACCAGTTAAAAGCGCATTGCCATCATTGTCTAGTGTAGGGGCAGTTGACTTAGCACCTAGGTATCTATCATCAAAGTTATCATAGGTTGTAGCAGCGGCAGAAGCAGAGGCTGCAGCAGCAGTAGCAGAACCAGCAACGGCGTCTACATAGACCTTAGTTGCTGCATCAGCATCTGATGTTGGAGTACCAAGACCAGTTACTTTAAATCCACCTGCAGCAAGGTTACCTAATAATGTTCCAGTAGTTCTATTTAGATATGTACCTGAAAGGCTAACTGCACCAGTATTACCATCAACAGAAAGAACTGCATCTGTTGGAGTTAATAACTCTTGCCAGTTACCTAATGTGGTAGCAGGAGATGCTGTAAGGATAAATGATTTGTTAACATCTGTTCGAACTGCAACATCACCAACCTGTGCGGTAAGTGCAAGCATTGCAGCCTGTGAAACAACTACTGATGTTTCGGTAATTGCTAATGCAGGCAACTGATTAGTAGGAATTAATCCAGAACCATCTAGAGATGCGATACCATTTACTGCACCCTTTTGAGTTGTAATGTAATTAAGAGTTACTGCATCTTGAGCATTAGTTGGGTCTGCAAGTCCTGTAATCTTTTGAGCATTTAATGGTACGGCAGCAGTAGGCGCAGCCATCTGGTCTAAACGAGATGTACGTACCTGTGTATCAAAGTCTGAGATAGTTGAGGCTGTCTGTGTACCTGTATGGTTAGCACGGGCTAGTGGGTCAGTTGCTAACTTGCTAAGTGCAATAGCAGCACTAGCATTAATATCAGCATTGACGATAGTTCCATCTACTAAGTCAGCAGAAGTAATAGAACTGTTAAGGCTTAATTTACCATAAGTAATACCAGCAGATGCACTAATGTCTACGTTTTCAATAGTACCATCAGAAATCATAGCACTAGTTACTGTGCTGGTAGGTAGGGTAACTGTGCCAGTAAATGTAGGGCTAGCAATAGGAGCCTTAGCATCTATTTGTGTTTGGATTGCAGAAGTTACGCCATCTACATAGTTAAGTTCGGTTACTGATAAAGTAGCACCATCAAGAATATTTAACTCAGCAGCAGAAGCAGTAACTCCATCAAGGATATTAAGTTCTGCAGCAGAAGCGGTTACTCCGTCTAGTATGTTAAGTTCAGCAGCACTTGCGGTAACACCATCTAAGATATTAAGTTCTGTAGAGGTTGCAGTTAATGCTACGTTCTCATTAATCTTAGGGCTTGTTAAAGTTTTGTTTGTAAGAGTTTGAGTCTTATCTGTACCTACTACATCACCTTCAGCAGAATCAATACCATGTAAAGTGTGGGTAGCAGTTCCATCATTGTAAGCAGCCGATGCTTCAATATGTAGGTTGGCCTCACGATAGTCACGGCCAATAGCCATGTGTCTAACCACTGCACCAGCAGAGTGAGCCTGACCTGTACCACCAACTTCAATACCACGTACTATGGTTAGGGTATTAGTTGATACCCCGCTGACATCTACAATTTCTTCAAGGGCTGTATCTGGGTCAATTACTACTGTGAATCTTTCGGCTCCAGTTACTGTTGCACCACCTAGTAGTGATGTACCAGAACCAACAACCATAGTAGTAGCACCAGCCGTAATGGCTGATGTTAATGTAGTCTGTTGTGAACGGGATGAGTATTTGCGTGTTGTCATTTATGTTCCTATCGGCTGTAGTGAACTCGGGCTGGGTACTGTTGCTGTTGTGCTTTTGTTTCCTCGGCCAAGCGCTGTGTGTATAGTGCGAAGAGTTGTCGTGTTGCATTTCCAGATGAACCAAATGGACGCTTTGAATCTGTCTCATCTGCTTGTGGGCTAACCATTGCAGCACGGGCTGGGTCAAGATAGGTAAGTAATCTATATGCAGCACCAAGAATTACCACGTCTCTAACAGACTCAGGTAATCCAGTTGTTGTTGTAAATACATCTGAGTTAGTAGATAGTGCTGTTGGTTCAGTTGCATATACAACCTTTACAGTTCTACCAGGAGTAATAATATCTCCAATGGTTACTGTTTGTGATGTAGCACCCCAAGTAGTAATCTCTGGTAGTGCATCAAAGTCAAATCTTTTAACACGAATCCATTCTTTAGATGGACCAATGCTTTCCCAGTGCATTGTCAATATGTTTCTAATATTTAAATTCTCTAATTCATAGGTACTAACTGCTGCATTATATGTAAAGGTTGTCTGCTTAACTGCAAAGATAGATGAACCTAATGCTCGAACTGTGTCATTGATGGCACGCTTTACTACGTAGCGTGGGAAAGTTGGGCTAATAACAACCCTGCTTCCAGCAGCAGCGGTAGATGGTGTGGTACCTAGATAGCCACGACCATACGGGGATATAGTTGCCGTACTAGCAATACGGTCAAATGAATCAACCCATAATAATTCTTCACCAATTTCAATAGTACCTTTACCAAGGTCTGTACTTGCAAGTTGTAAAATTGTAGGGCTAGCAATGGTAGATGTTGTAGTGGCTAATGTTGCAGTAAGATGTGTAGACTTATCCTGCTGTAGGGTATAGCCAGCAAGGTTAATAAGAACTTCATCAACCATATTATTTAGAGTAGACACTATAATTTACCTTATCTGTACTTAGATGTTTTTTTGGCTATTGGTTTTGGTTGCTTAACAAATTGTTTGCCCCGTTTATTACCCGCAGCCTTAGCCTTATTGGTTGCAGCCTTTTCGGCAGGACTTAATGCAGCCCACGCTTTCTCAGGTAGATATCTTTTCTTGCCCTTAGATGGTTTACCGTCAGAAGTTTTCCACTTCTGTGCAGTCCAATCTTTTAAAGACTTCTGAGATTTAGCAAGTGCCATTACTTGTATCCTCCGCCAGCCTTCTTGTATTGCACAGCAAGTAATTGCGCCTTACGTGCTGACCATTCCCCTGGGTCTCCGCCCTTAGAACCAGCCTTAATTTTCTTAAACAATGATGCTCTCATGCCAGGCTTGGTATAGTTACCAGCCTGATTAACTTTAGATTTAACCTTTTTTGTTGGCATTATTTTTTACTCTTATTTCTTTTAGAGATTGCTGCTGCCTTAGCCTTAGCATCAGCCTTTGAACTAGCACCCCAGGCTTGCAGAGATAGTAGTAATCTTGTTGGTGACCCATCAGGCTTACGTTCAGGTCCTGGCATCCCGCCCATACGGGCCAAGAATGAGGCTCTACGGGGGTTATCCCCGCTCTTTACAGGTGCCTTGAGGGTTCCACCCTTATAGGATGCTCTGCCCTTGGCATTAAGCCCACCCTTAGGGTTTTTACCTTCTTTTCTTTGCCATGCTGCTGTCTTTGCCATACTCCCCGTACCTTCCAAGAACAGACCTAATGATTCCATTTTTGCCCATACGAACCACTAGGCCATCTTTAATTTGAATTGAGTTAAAACCATCATGGCGTTTATAACTACCAGATGATGCCATTACTTACGCTTAAGTCTAGGTGGTGAAATTTTAGTTTCAGGTATAAACAATCCTGGATACTTTTTCTCAATTGCTTTTTTAGCAGAAGCCTCGGCCCCTGCCATGCCTTTAGGAGATATCTGTTTTTGAAACTCCTTGATAGCATCATTGCCTGTAAGTTTTTTTCTAGGCCCAACACCTGGCTTTTTACGACCTGAATTTACCATTGTTGGTCTTGCCTTAGGCTTACCTTTCATTACTTCTTCTTACCCATTTTTTTCATGGTCATTTTCTTTACACCTTTTTTCATAACCATCTTCTTGCCTGACTTCTTGGCTGCTTTCTTTGCCATAGCCATTCCTTTTGGACCGTATGAATATTCTTTTCCGTTTACCATTGGCATATTATGCTCCTAGTTCGTTGATTGTTTTAGCGGTTTTTTTATCTATATGTTTAGCATTTGGGTCCTTCTCAGCGTTGTAAGCCCTTCCCAAATTCTCTGATGCTTTCTCCGCAGCAACTATCTTTTCCATAGTAGTTCCTGCTGGTTGGATACCTTGTCTACGGGCATCTCTATAGGCTTGTAGTTCGCCTTCCCACTTACGCTTTGGCATAGCCGCTCTTCCATTAGCATCGCCTGTGCTCAACTGTAATCCTTTAGCCTTGCATCCAAAGCAAGGGTCAAGATGACAATTACTATGGTCTGTTACATAAACTTCTTCTTTACTTACAAATGGTTTAGGTGATGTAGCATCACACTCAGTGCATCCATATAGAGATACATGCTGATTCATCTGACCATCTCTTAATTCATATGCCCAACCAACAACTTTACTTATATGGTCGCATTCCATACTGCCCCCTATTGTGCTGTAAAATTAGCCTCAGTAACATCAACACCACCAGCAATTAACGCTGCCTTAGTAGTCTCATCAACTATGTGTTTATTACCGCCTAGATAAACTTCTTGATAACTTCTTAAATC